AAAACATTGAACCATACACAAATAATAAAAATGAGAAATCTGTTTTGTTACCATCTTCATCCTCATACCAACCAACCAAACCTCTAACCCAATTTATTGTTAGAAAAAAAAAAAAAAAAACCAAGTCAATTAATTTAGTAAAAATACCTTTTGCATTCATTTCTTCATCACTAAATGTAAAGAGATTTTTAATAAAACGAATAGGTGCTTTTATTGCATCAAGTATTGAACCCATCAAAGTCCAACCACCTTCACCTTCCTCAGGCGTAGATTCTGCCCAAGAGAAAATACCTTTTACCCAATTGATTGCTGTATCAATAAGTCCGAACACAAATCCTTTAAAACTAAAGTCTGTTCCATCCTCAGAAGACCAACCAAAAATACCCATAACCCAATTGACTGCTAAATCAATAGGTTTGAATATCAAATCAAGAAGTCCACCTTCACCAACAATACCATTCCACAATTGTTGGAGTGCTGCTGTTGGGTCTGTAAATAGTGTTCCAATCCAATCTACTGCATCACTAATAAGGTTAAACGGATACATTATCATATCAGAGATAAGTGATACAAAATCTAATTCTTTTAGTCCAGACATGTCAAATCCGAACAATCCACCAATCCATGCCACACCACTCTTTAATAGGTTTAGAGGAAATCCTACAATATTACTAATAAGTTTTGCGATACCACCGCCAATACCATCGACAAATTTTCCTGCCATAGTTTCATTATCACTACTGGTAAATCCATCAATTGCACCAGTGATTGTATCCCACAGTGCCATGACAATTGTTATAGGTAAGAATACTTTTCCTAGAATTTTACCAAATCCAGCAGCAAACTTTGCAATAGGTTTAAACATATTTGTAAATGAGTTTACTACTACTGGAAATTTAGAAAATGCTTTTGAAATCTTACCGAATAGTTTAATTGGGCCTTCAATAATTCTTCTTACAAAGTTGGTAAATCTACCAAAGACTTTAAATGTGTCGCCTTTAAGAATTTTACCTGTTCCACTTTTTGTAATGATATCAGAAATGCCATCAAACAATCTAACAATAGGTTTGAATAAATTTGTAAGTCGCCCACCAGTAAGTTTGTTTAGAAATTTAAGTTCTGTTCCAAGTGATTTAAAGAAGTTTACAAGTGTAATAACTGGAGCAGCAATCATTCCAGCAACCACTCCAAGAGACATACCAGATGCCTTTTGAACACCTTTAAGGAATGAATCTTTTAAGTCTAAAATACCATTAGCAATACCTTCCAGTAGTGTATTAGATTTGTTTTCTCTTCTTGCTTGTTCTCTATCTTTTTCTACTTGTTTAGCGCTTGCAACTGCATTTTTACCAAGTTGTCCAGCGATTTTACCCATAGTAGATACGCCGGGAATTGCTTTTGCAAAAGAAGTTAATGGTGCAGTGATAGTTCCTGCTAAGTCTTTAATTCCCCCACCCACATCATTCTTGATAATCTCACCCATACCTTGAGTGAGTTTAGTGGTGTTTTGAGTATCTTGTGCTGAAGAATCCTTAACCGCCTTAGAAAGGTCATCAACCTTCTGGTTGGTTTTCTTCATTTCATTGGTGAGATCTTTAAAGTCTGCCATTTACTTACTTCTTTTTGTCTGAATAAGCGTTTGCCCCAAAGAAACCCATGACGATAGCAGCGACTGATACGAAATATGTTGCCGCCATATCACCTAGAATCTTTGATGCACCATCTAGTCCTAGTAACATTGCAAGAACTACTGCGAAAGGATACAGTAGCATTCCAAATAGAGAAAACCATGCCATCTGGCGCATTGCATCCCTACGGGCATCGGCATCCTCAAGTTCTTTTCTTTTAAATTCCAAATTCATCTCCATTTCTTCTTGTGAAATGTGTCCATCACCATTACTGTCAATCTTCTTAACAACTGCTGGATCAGCGGTTACTGTCTTTTTTTCTTCTGCCATTTTCCTCTCCTACGAGATTATTTATTTGTTTTTCTGGTTCGCCCGTCTTTGGCGTTCCTTCATTTCTTGTTCTTCAAGATACTGTAGAAGTAGTGACACATATACTTCCCTCTCCCACGGCATCCAATTTTCAATCTCAGTTAAGGAGAACTGATGATGTTTCATCAGAGCGAAATTCGTCTTGAAATAATTCTCAAGAGAATTGTGGGAGAGGGCTATTAGAAAAAAGAGGCCATCCCCTCAAGCACTACATCACTCTGAACACCAGTTTTAGGATTCTTAACCTTAACATTATGTTTCACTCTAGGCATAGTTTGGAAGAAAACTTGCATCTTTTCAAACTGTCCATGTGTCAAAGACTCAATAAACTCATCTAGTTCTTTTTCATCCATATCCGATCTTGGATATACATTATCCTTATCATAGATGTTATCAATACATCCTTTGATAATATCAAATGCTTTTGAAGCGTCTTGATTGACTGCTTCTGCCTTTTCCATAACATCAATTTGTGGATATTTCATAACGACACCAATGCCGTTACCAAGTTCGATATTTGGATTGTGTTCTACATTTCTAACACACTCAATATCTGCAAGATTAACATCCACAGAAACTTTTGTTTCATTATCATCTGGACAGGTAACACTAACCTTAGTTGATTCACCAACAGACTTTGCTCTTAGTTGTAAGAACATGTATTCCAAATCAAAGAATGGAACATTGTTTGCATCAACCTTTCCAAATGTGCAATTATGAATAATATCCTTAATTGCAGTCATCTGATCCTTTACAGAACCAGTTTGTTGAGCCATAAGAAGAACCTTTTCTTCTTTGACCAGAAATGGACGGAACTCAACTTTGTCACCAGTTGAAGGAACTGTCAATTCATATTTCGCCGAAGCGAGTTTTGGTAATGCCATAATTTATCTCCTATTGCATTATATTAAAACCCACCAAATCCTTTGATACCCAAATTACCAATAGGATTAGTGGACTTAGTAATTCCCTTAAAGAAATTTCTAAACGCTGCTACTTTGTTACCAAACGCAACAACTTGATTTCTTGCTTCAAGAACATCATTAACCTTTTTACCGATGTCCTCAAACATACCTTTTTCTCTGCCTGGAAACTTATCGACATGTGCAGTTCCAGTAGGACGACCAAACTTATCATATGCCTCTTGGGGGCTAAGTCTTGGAGACCTTGTTCTCATAACAGATTTTGGTTGGTATTCTTCATATTCTTTATAAGCACCAGATTCATAGTTTATCTGTAGTGGCACCCATTCTTTAAATGCAAGTCCAACTTGTGCTTTAGCAAACTCATTATTTTGTCCAACATTCATTTCTATTGCACCTAGAGTTTTAGGGAATACATCCTTAATCAATATTCCTGCTGAAATTTTATCTTGTTCGTCAAGTTGAAATACTAACATTTGAGAAACATAGTCATTGTAATAAGCAGCATCGTATGTAGTAGGACTAATAATCATGTCCTGCCAAGAGTTAAAAATCCATCTTTGATCGTGAGTATTTTGAAGAAGGAAGGACATACTAATTTCTTCACCATATGTCAACCCCTGTGCCATCTCATATGTTGGGCCATAAACATTTTCGTTTGTAACTGTTCTGATATTTTTGCCAGGAAAGGATACTGATTCAAGGCGGATGTTCAAATCCTTTTGTCCTTCATACGCTACTTGTAGTGCAAGTGGTAGGTTAATCTGAACTTCAAAACGATTGGTTCTCGCATTACCTTTTGCTAAACTAGCAGTAAACTGCTGAAAATCATAAGTTGCCATATTTACGGTCTCCTAGGCGCTCTTGCGGCTCTTCTTGAATCTGCATAAACTTTATTATCAGTCGCTCTCACAAACTTTTGAACTGGTAGTAAAACTGCAACCATCATTTCATCAGCATTAATTCTACGGAATGGTGTTCTAACATGTTCCCTTAGATACATCTTAATTGTAGGACGAACCAAAGGGTTTCTTTTAATTCTGTTCCAAGTTAATCTTATTCTTGTGTTTTCATCATACTTTGTATCATTTGAGTATTCCTGTATCACATTCAAAAGTTTGATACGCATAGGAATAGACAAATAATGAAAGTTCAACCCCATGAATGATCCTCTTTGTTCTCTCAATGGTTCAATCGGCATGATAAGAGGAAATCTATCATAGTATGGTAGAACATTAACATTGTCTTTATATTTAGGGTCATACATGAAGAAATTCATAACCCCATATGTTGGGCGTGAAGTTACCAATCCCTCACGAATAAGTTGTCGTGAAGGAATAGCACCAAGTTGTCTAACTTGTTCTCTGAACCAACGAATAGAACGATCTTTACCGCCGCTCTTTTCTAGAATATCACCTATTAAGTCTGCCATACCTCTATTTATACGACTAACCCAAATGATCCTCAGTCAGTATCTTAAATTCCATCGTTCTATCGTTACAGTATTCTATCGCTGCTTCCCACTTTGCTTTATTTACCCCCCATGTGCGAACTTCATTTACGAAGTGTTTTGTCTTGCGTTTGGGTATGGCAGGAGGCCCACAATATTTCTTAGGTTTGACTTCAATAATCATCTTTTTGACAGAACCATCCTTCTGCCTCACTTTTATGTAAAAATCTGGAAAATAACGGTGTCTCCTACCGTCTAGGGGGGATATATAAGGTATGACTATCTCTTCACTACCCCATTCAAGGATGGCGTCATTTCTGTCACAGTAAACCATAAACTTCCTTTCCCACAGGGAACGGTAGAATATCTTATCTGTATTACCTTTATATTTCTTTGGGTGAGTTGGTATGTATCTTCCACTATATGCCATGACAAACCTTATAAATACTTAAAAGAATTAATCTAAGGATATTTATACATGTCACGAGATGTTGGAAATTATATGAACAATTTGCGTTCTGGAATGGACACGGGCGGTGGTGTCGAAATGACTACCATACTTGCAGATGCTACTCGTTCATTTAGAACTGGTGGATTGACATATCCAAGTGAAGTTGGAACAATGTCTAGAGACTCTCACTATGTTCAGTTTTTTGTCAACGAACAATTAAATGGTAGTGCAGAATTTAGTGTTGGTGCGTATGTCAATGGTGGAACAAACAATGACAGAAATCCAGGCAGTATCAAAAGAGCACCAACTGTAAGAACTCTAGGTTCTATTTGTCTATACATGCCTGCACAGATTCAAGTATCTCAAAAAGCGAACTATGGTGAAGCAGAAATTGGACTAGTTGTTGCTGCTGCTCTTGCTACTGGTAGAAATTTAGGTGGCGAAACTAATTTTGATGTCGGGGAATTTGCTAATACAATTGGTAGACAAGGCGCAAATATGTTGGCAAGCACTTTAGAAGGTGCTGGTGCAACTGGTGCTAAGGCAGCACTTGCAATTCAATCGGGTAAAACTGTTAATAATAGAACAGAGATGAAGTTTGAAGGTATCGACAGAAGAGCGTTTCAGTTCTCTTTTAGATTGATGCCAAAGTCTGCTGATGAAGCAAGAAGAATTGAACAGATTGTAACAATGTTCAGACTACACTCAATGCCACAATTCGATGCTGGTGATTTAGGTAGAACTCTTATTGCACCATCTACATTTGACATCGAATATTTCCCTAGTGAACATCTACACAAAATTGGAACATGTGTTCTAGAAGCAGTTGATGTAAAATTTGGTGGTGAACGACCACAATTCTTTAATGACGGACAACCTGTAGAAACAGAACTTACACTACAGTTCAAGGAACTTGAAATCGTTACTAAAGAAAAAATTGCAAAAGGATACTAATCGTGTATTTTAAGAAATTTCCAAAAGTGCAATATGAAACAAAAGGTGATGGTAATCTTCATCAGATGACAGACATTACAAGAAGAGTTCGTTTTTTCAATAAATCACTTATTGACTCAGTATCATATGACATGTATGATGTAATGGATGGTGATACACCAGAGTCAGTTGCACACAAGATTTATGGAGATACAAAACTACACTGGATTATCTTGATTTCAAATAATATACAAGATGTATATACCGACTGGCCCATGAGTGTTCAGAGGTTTGAAAAATATGTGGAATCAAAATATAGTGATGTAAACGCAATTCATCATTATGAATATACACAGGAGTCAGGCGATACTAAATTCAAAATAGAGTATCCAAATGACCCTGCTCAAACCATACCTGCTGGTGCAACTGCTGTAACAAACTTTGAGTATGAAGAAGCAGAACTAGAAAAGAAAAGAAGAATCAAACTTGTGCGTCCAGAGTTTATTGGGAAAATCAAACAAGAATTTGAAAACATCATTGGTGGATAGTAAATAATGGCAGAACTGCAATATGCCGGCGAATATCTCATTGAGACATGCGAAATCTATACGACAAGTGGAACAGTTATAGATTTAAAAGATCAATTCGCCTCAGTCAACATATACGAGGACATTTTTAAGAATGCACTGACAGGTGACATTTCGCTTGTTGACACCAACAATCTACTCACAAACCTTCCTATCATTGGACAGGAAAAACTCAGACTAAAACTTACAACACCAAACGAAGAAGATGAAAACGGTAGAGGCATGTCTATTGACTTTACTGATACACCACTCTATATCTACAAGGTAAGTTCTAAAACACAAGTTAATGAAAGAACAGTTGCATATACACTTGCTTTCACAACACCAGAAGCGATTAGAAACAATCGTATCAAAGTTGCACAGTCATTTTCTGGCGAACCTACAGAACAAGTTATTAAGAAAATTGTAAGAGATGAAGATTTGTTGAATTCTAAAAAAGAGTTCTATTACGAACTTACATCTAACAACTTCAAGTTTGTTGCCCCAAATATGCGTCCATATAGTTTTATCAATAATGTTGCAAAAAGATGTCTATCTAAAAACTATGACTATGCACCAACATTTCTATTCTATGAAACAATCAAAGGATTGTGGTTTAGAAGTATTGATAACATGATGGACAGAAAGAATCCTAGATGGACATATCGTGAAGAAATTCCAAACACACTGCCCGAAGGATATAAGAAAACTGACCCTGTAACAAACCTACACAATCTACTTAACTACACAGTTATGGGTTCAACAGATGTTATGATGAACATGCGTAGAGGAATGTATGGTTCTGATTTGTTGATGATTGATCTTGTTAATAAAACATCTAAAAATTACAACTACAATTATTTTGATGACTTTGAAAAAGACAAACATGTAGATGCTTTCAATGCATATGGTTCTGTAAATGCTCCACTAGCATCTGATACACTAGATGATTACGGTAACAGACTTTCAGATTACGATCAGGCAGTAAACTATGTTCAAGCAGTAGATAGAGATAGTCCAGACGGATTGTTTACTGCACGATACGAAGGACAATATGATTACTTGGGAACAGACATCTGGTTACAAAGACGCAGAGGTAGACTTGCATCACTACAAGCAGCGATTACTCTAAGAATAGAAGTGCCTGGAAATACAACAATGCAGGCAGGAGACTTGATTGGTATTGACATGCGAAATCAAGGTATTCTTACAGAAGAAAAACGAGACCCATATTACAGTGGCAGATATCTCGTAAGAAATTTAAGACACGAATTTACTAGAGGACAGGGTGTGTATAAACACACAATGTATATGGAAGTAGTTCGTGACACAATCAAAGAACCATATCCGAACTATGGTGTTCCAACTTATGATGGTGGTAATCCACTTGATGAAGAGGTGCCACTAGGTTCAGAGGATACTGGTGAAGTTCATTATTAGAAAAGGAGGGCCGATCAGACAACAACCATTTGTTATGACCATTCACATTTAAAGAGGAATAACATGACTCAAAAACTCAAAAACAGACTACAAAAAATGAATTTTCAAAGAACCAACCAAAGAAACATTGAGATTGAGGAAAGGGAGACAGATAAATATTATGAAGAACTCTATTCAAAACGAATGCGTGAGTTGTTAGGAATAAACGATGAAAACATTTCAACAGTTACAAGAGGGCGTCTACGATCCCAATATATTTAAGGCGATTTTTCTTGCCGGTGGCCCAGGCAGCGGTAAGTCCTATGTTGTTAGAAGAACAACTGGTGGACTAGGTATGAAAATCGTCAACAGTGACGATATCTATGAAAAGATGTTGAAGGATGCTGGACTATCAGCAACACCAGAGGATATCTTCTCAGATAAAGGACAAGAGATTCGTGGTAAAGCGAAAGCAACTACCAAACGAATGCAAGGTAACTTCTTAGAAGGTAGACTTGGACTTATCATTGATGGCACTGGAAAAGACTACGACAAGATATCAAAACAAGTCGCTGGACTTAAAGGCATTGGATATGAATGCTATATGATTTTTGTCAACACTTCACTGGATACTGCACAAGCACGAAACAAGGCTCGTAGCAGAACACTACCAGAGAAAGAAGTTGAGAATATGTGGAAAGCAGTTCAACAGAATATCGGTAAATTCCAAAGATTGTTTGGTAATGCAAACATGATTATTGTGGACAATAACGATGCTGGTGAGGATATATTCCAAAAAGTCTGGAAACGATGTATGATGTTAGTCAAGAAAAAGGTAACGAATCACATCGCAAAAAGATGGATTTCGCAACAATTAGCCGCAAAAAGACGGTAAATTTTTCAAAAAAAGCCGCAGAAAAGTGAGAAAAGCCCCATTTTATGGGGCTTTTTTTAGCACTTTTTTTCTCAAAAAACCCTTGACATATGTTGTGAAAACATGTATAGTATACATGTAACTAAGAAAAAAAGGATATATTATGGAAAATATAATGATTGGTTTGATTGCTTTGACGATGCTAAATGGTGGTATCAACGAAGGAACAAACAAAGTCGTTACGAACACAGTTGGTGACAAGGTGATAATCGGAGAGGTTATCGAAGTCAACACTGGTAGGGTTTCTTCCACTGGTTCTGTAGGAACTTGTTGGATGTCGCCTGTATATGGTTCTAACGGTGTAAAAGAAGTGAAAGTGAGGTGTAATTAGTATGAAACTATACTTAGACATGGACGGTGTTATTGCTAACTTTTTTGATGCATTTGCAAAGAGGTTTGGTAAAGAACACTGGAAAATGATTGAGAACAAAGAAAAGGCGATTATGGAATTGCAAGGAACTGATTTCTTCAATACAATCGAACCTTATCCTACAACTGATAAACTAGTCGGGTTTGTTCAAGACCTTGCTGGTGACAATTGGGGTATTTGTTCTTCACCACTAAGAGGTGATAGAGACAACTCTGCATACTGGAAAAGGAGATGGTTGGAAAGACATTTTATCATGCCACCAATCAAGAATCTTATCTTTACTGGTATGAAAGAAAAACATGCTACATGCAAACTTGATGGACAACCTAACATCCTAGTTGATGACAAACCAGACAATGTTGGTAGATGGGTCAACAAAGGTGGTATTGGTATCAGATATCAAGCGAATGAAGATAGTCTTGAGGAACTTATGGCAACCCTTAAAAAAGTTTATAAAAAATGAATTTAGGGGTTGACATTTGTTGTCAAAACATGTATTATATAAGCGAATCGTGAGAGAGGAGATATTATGTTTCTATTGATTGAGAAAGGAAAAGTCATTGCTGAGGAAGAATGCTTCGGTAATGCATGTGAACACCAAATGGTGTTAAACGAATGTGGACAAAATGTTATCGTTATGAATGAGGATGACTTTTGGGATCAACAGGCAGAAATTGCAGAAATGAAGGAGGCACATGAGCACGGAACTAAAATCTGGTGATTGGGTCAAGTTAAAAGGAATAACTAGACATGGTAAAAACAGAATCAATGAACACGGCGATAAGTGGTTGGTTGAAGAGGTTTCTACCTTTAGTGGGCGTCCAGCGTTGAAACTTTGTAGTGCGAAAGAAACTTTCAAAGTTGGTGACAGATGGATACATGATGGAAGATGGGTTCTTATCAAAGGTGATATGAACTTTGAATGGAAAAAAACAAAAGGAGAGTGGTAATATGGCAAAAACAATTAAACAGTTCTTAGGTGCATGTCTATTGTTTGCTGGTTTGATTTCAGTAGCGGGTAGCGCTGGTGATTGTGACGGTAAATGTATGGAGTATGCAAACAGTATTCCCGAAATGTTAATAATGATCTTTTTTGGGTTGACAATGATTGTAACTGGTGGTATAATTATATTAAAGAGTGAATAAGAGAGGACTATATTATGAAAATATTTGATTACGAAACTGACGAATATGTAGATGTTAATGGAACATCTTTGAAGGGAACTATCTCAACAACATTTGATAAGTTGTGTGAGGTTTTTGGTGACCCTACATATACAGAAGCAGACCCTAGAGAAAAGGTTGCTTGTGAATGGAAAGTATCTGCTCACATCTTAGATGACTTTGCAGATGATGAGGAAGATTCTACATACGAGAACTTCACAGTTTACTGTTGGAAGGAAGGTAGAATTCCTACTGAAAAATACGATTGGCACATTGGTGGTTACAACTACAATGCTGTTGACATTGCACAAAGGATTATAGACGGTGACACTGCTAGAGCACAGAGTTAATAACGCAACACTAGCATATAATCGTTGCAAGGATTCTGGTTCTGTTTGGGGTCAGAATTATTGGAAGGGCGTTATCACTGCTTTGTTGAAGAAAGAAAAACTAAATTGAAAAAAACACTCTCACAACTCGCCCAAGAAATGGGCGAGTCTATTGACAACTTACCTATTGATGTATTGATGGAGGCAATTTATAATGAGCGGAATGCACCTACTTCCAGCGTATTGGACAACCAATCAGACAAGGAAGAAAAAGAAGAAAAAGATAAATCCAAGTAAATACGAACTTGCTTGGCGTCAACATAACAAATTCCTAAAATCTATACGATGTCCAGTTGTTACACTGGATGAGTATATCGACTATGTTCAAGGTAAGGTAAAAGTTAAACCTACCAATCGAGCAATCTACAATCCCGACACAGATTCAGTTTATCGCAGACCAGATGAAACACAAAGCATCCCAAGTCTAGGTGATGGTGTTGGTGGTGTTGCAACAAAGAAAGAACGACCTGTATATACTGGTAATGCAGTTATTGGACAAGCATATAACAAAGGTGGTTTACAAGTATTATCTGCTGATGAAGTTGCCGACCCTATGACCGGCAAGAGGCGATAATAAATATATGCATGGACAGAGAAAACAGACACGAGATTTGGGTTGCCGAATTGAAAGGGCGTATTGCTGCTTTCAAGGAGAAACATTCTAGGTTATGGAAAGATGATAATAAAACCAGTGGATCACAGAGTAGCGACACTGTTCGTTCAAGCGAGGCACTACAGTCCAGTAATGCCGAAACTTACAAAGCATCACTTGGGCGCTTACATAGATGACGAACTTGTTGGAATTCTTACGCTGGGTTGGGGAACTAATCCAATGGGAACGATCAAGAAGATGTTTCCCGACCTCACCACGCAAGACTATTACGAAATAGGTAAAATGTGCATGGATGAATCCATGCCTCGTAACTCTGAATCGCAGATGCAAAGTCTTGTGATTCAGTGGATGAAAAAACACACCCCAAATGTCAAATTTCTCTATACATGGGCAGACGGTATCGTTGGAAAGCCTGGTTATGTCTATCAGGCGGCGAACTTTCTGTATGGTGGTTTTATATGGAGTGATGTTTATGTCACTGAACAAGGTGAAAAGGTTCATTTCAGAACTATTCAACGCAAGATGAAAAAAGAGATGAACAGAACAGACACCAAATATGGCCCAAGACCTAATGATGCAAAAATGGGTGAGTTGGGCTTTTCTCGTGTATGGGGCAAACAATTTCGCTACATATATCCATTATCAAAAAAGGCAAGGAAGTATCTAAAAGGGCCTAAAAGCAATATGGATTGGACATTACCATATCCAAAAGATAGTGACTTGCAGTGGAAGATAAAAAAACCAGGCGAGACTGAATATCTCTTGACAAACACCATACCTTATGTGTATAATGGTGGTAATGTTGAACACAATTCTAGTAATGTAAATAAGGTGGTAGACAAATATGGAACTGCAACGCTCGAATCATTCTCTTGATGAATTTGTTGTAAACGACATTTCTTTTGGAGATTTGTGGCAATCATAACTTTTTTAGATGGTTAAGGAC